ATGGCAAAACAGGAAGAAAAATTTATCTTTAAGCCGGACTTTCTGATCATTCCCGGTCCGGTGGCTTTCAATAAAAACCTTCAACCGGTCGATAAGACGCTCTACGGAGTGATTTATTGGCTGTACAGCCTGAAAGACGGCAAGTGCACTGCCTCAAATGCGTATCTGGCCAAAATCGTCGGCTGTTCTTCCCATTCGGCTCAAAACTCCCTAACGAGGCTTGAAAAGTGGAAATTTCTGAAAAGAAATTACAAAGACCCTAAGAAAAAAACTCGAAATCAAATCATCCCACTAGTCGATTACAGGGTATCCTCAAATGAGGACACCATATCCTCAAATGAGGACACCCAGGTATCCTCAAAAATGGGTACAGATAAGGAATATAGTAATACAGGAAAAGTAGATACTGTCGCGGCGCCTCCGGGCGCCTTGACGGACGGTCAAAAAGATTCACCGGATAAAAAAGATAGACCGATGAATCTCACCCAGTTTGTGGAGTGGTGCAAGAGAAGTCCGCATGCCCATATCCGGATCATTGGCGAGTGGGCCGAAACAGTCCCGCCGGAAATAGAGTTGGATACCGTCGCCCAATGGGAGGCCTACATAAAGCGGCATCTGCGCCCGGCGAAAGTGCTGGTGGCTTTTAAGCGTGAACAGCTTGAAATGGGATTTGAGGAGATTAAAAAATCCAGGGGTTGGCTGAAAGTGGCCACGCTCGAGACGCTTTTTAAATTTGTAACCAGCGGGAAATTAAAATGAAACTACTTTACGCTGTCACAAGCCGAGACCAAATTTTAGAGATCAGTCTGACCAAAAAAGACCGGCCGCTAAAAATCAACCAGCTGCTGCGCTGCGAAGGCGAAACCATGAAAGTGACGAAAATATACAGCGACAATGGAAATTATGTGATTGTGCGGGTAAAGAGGGGAATTAAAACCAAGGTCTGGTCCCACGGCAATCACTTTGAATTATTAAAAGTATAATTTTATGGCTTTCGACAAAGCACCAACCACTCCGGACCGCACGCGCTTCGACATCAATGAGTCCGAGGATCTGCGGGTCGTCAAAGAATTCGAGGAGGAGCTCAAGCCCTACATGGAAAAAACTCTGATCATTTTCGGCAAGACGCTCACCGGATTTAATCTCTATCTCCATGAAAAGCGGATGTTCTGCTATTCCAAAAAGTATCCGGACGGGGCGGTCTGTTTTGACAACCTCCGCGATTACCGCTTCGCGCTCCTCAAATGGTCCGGACTCTGCGACTTAAACGAACGGCGAGCCTGGGCGAAAAGCAAGGATGAGGAGGATTTTAAGCATTTAAGTCTGGCAACGGCATGAAGATGATTTGCAAAGTTTGCGGCAAGGTGGGGGAAGGTTACCGGCGCACTAAGCAGATCTGCGACTGGAAGTGCCACCTAAAACTGGCCCGGGACCGGGCAAGAGCCAGAGCGTTAAAAAATAAAAAGCAAAACGATGAAAAAAAATAAAGAGGACGAGTTAGTCGAAGTAATTGTGAGGCGAGACCCTTCCGGAAAAAATGCACATTTTTCAGAGCCTATTTTTGTGATAACAAACAGAAGGTCGAAAATTATCAAGGAGTTGAGAAAATTTAAAGACATAGACACCACAAAAAAATGAAAATAGAAATCGAAAGATGCAAATGTCCCAGTTGGAATGACATGCAGACCGCTTTCTGGGCCAAACGGTCGGTCGAGCGGGATGAGCTTAAAAACCTGACTTTTTGCACGATCTTCGCGACTTACAACCGGTCAGAATTCAAGCGGCGGGTACTCGCGATGAAAAAGCCGGCCGAGGTGCGGGTGGAAGCGCATTTTAAAAACAGCGTCCGGCGGGATCCGGACAATCTCTATGTGAAGCCCATCCTGGACGGAATTGTGAAGGCCGGACTGCTGCCGGACGACAACGGAGAATTTATTTCCGCAGTCACGCTTTGCGCCAAAGTGAAGATGCCGATGGATAAAATAATAATTTCGATCAATGAAAAATAAAATGGAAAACGAGCCTAAACAACATATCTGCGAACACTGCGGAGCCCAGCTGAAAATCTGGAAACATTCCCTGACTCCCGGGCTCGTGGATATTTTGGTCTCGTTTATCCAGGCGATCAAAGACAAGGGAGAAAACAAGATACATCTCCAGACGGAAGCGAAACTCCCGCCGAATCAATACAATAATTTCCAAAAGCTCCGTTATTTCGGCCTGGTGGCTAAGGTGAAAGACGATGAGGGGACTCACCTGGCCGGGTATTGGCTCATTACGCGCCTCGGCGGTGAGTTCCTGCGGGCGGAGACGGCCATACCGCGCTGGGTCAAGACTTTCCGGAATCACATTGAGGAGAAGTCAGAGGAGGTGGTTTTTATTAACGATGTGTATAACCGATATTTTCCGATCACCTGGTTTCAGAAAAAGTTTGAGTGCGCAATACAGCAAGGGAAGGTTCAACAAGGAACGCTTTTATGAAAATAAAAAAGAGACTCCAAGGCGGGAGCGCCCATTATTTCAACGGAAGGATCAACGGCCGGGGCCAGCGCCAGATCTCCAAAATCAGAAAGGGAATTCAAAATGTAAACATGGCGGATATTTTTAAGCAAATAGACCATGAAAAAAGTTTTAAAGCTAATTATCCTGATTCTCAAACAGCGGGGGATTATCACCGCCAAGGAGTCTGTTGAGTTGCTGGAAAAGTTGAAGAAAGACAAATAATGTTTTTAAGATCAGAAAAACTCAAGAATGTGAAAGTAAAGCCGACTGTAATTTCATTGTTCAGTGGCTGCGGGGGAATGGATCTCGGATTCAGGGACGGCGGATGGGAAATAAGAGTAATGGTGGAGTGGGAAAAGAGCGCCTGTGATACTCTTCGGAGAAACTGGACGAGAGAAGGGTATAACGAAAAGCATCCTATTTCAAAAATGTTTCCAAAAAAGGGAAAGTATGGATGCGAACCGTGGCACCAAGAAAGGGAACCTGTAATTATGCAGAGGGATATCACTAAAACAACGACAGAAGAAATTTTAAAAGCCGCTGATTTAAAGATTGGAGAGGCGGGATGTGTAACCGGAGGATTTCCGTGCCAGGGATTCTCACATGCAAGAGGGACAAGGATGATTGATGATCCGAGGAATATTCTCTACAAAGAATGTGTTCGGGTAGTCCGAGAAGCGTTGCCGAAAACATTTTTATTCGAGAATGTTCCAGGGCTTGTGACAATGGACAACGGTAAAATTATTCAGAGGATTTGTGAAGACTTGGCTGGGGTAGGATACAATGTCACTTGGTACAAACTCAATGCTGCAGATTACGGAGTACCTCAAAACAGAATCAGGATATTTATTTTTGGCCAGAGGAGAGACGCGATGGTTTTTCCAGAGAAGGGCAATGTCCAGCTTCACATGGGAGCGATCAAAGGAGAAATAAAACATCCGGATTGGTTCAGACAAAAATATAGTTATCTGTTTCAACCAGCGTTAATTTAAAAAAATATTGGAAAGTTTGTAACTTTCCATCATCCAAAGAGGCGTGGTCGATTGTCGCGGGGGAAGTTCGACCGGAGCGTTAACAGCTCCGACTATCCCTCTCGCAACAGCTTCTTTGGATCGTGGAAGGGTATAAGCATTAAATTTACGCAAGTGAAAAATGTCAAAGAAGTGACCATATATAAGCCCCAGACGCACAATACCTATCGGGTTGGGTCTAAGCTAATTTTGGACAAAAAAGAGACGGACAATCTGGTCACCGGCATCTCGGTCAATTTTTTCAGTACAGTCCGGATAACTTTCTCGAGCGGGATGGTCCTGGTGTTCAAGGGTTTTCCGATCGTGTATGAAATTTAAAGTATAATTTTTAAAATTATTCATATGAAGCTAGAAGAGTTTATGGGCCAATTATCAGAAAGTGTCGAAGAGGCGTGGGGCAATTATCCTCCCAGGATCGAATTGAAAGGCTGGTGGTGGAAAAAATACATTCCCCACTATAGAAGGATGCAAAAACTTATACAGCAATTACTTGATCGCAAATGGATGGATGAGCACGAAAATATCAAAAAGGAATTAAATAGGCTTCGCATCGAGGAAATAGGATTGGATCCGAGAATAAGCAAAGATTTATTTTAAAAGTAAATGTGGCCATTTAAAAGAAAATTGAAAATAGTCTCGCCTTTCGGCGACATGAAGACCGGCTGCTGGATGGCCCGGATCTTGCGCCCGATGGCGGAATTGCATAAGCGCGGACACCGAGTCCATCTCGACAACGGCCATAATTTCATTCCGACGGAAAGGCGCTGGGGTATCTTTAAGCGGTGGGATATCGTCCTTATCAATAATTTGATCAGCTCTCCGGAAGAAGTGGCAGTGAGGGACGCCACGGTGCTTAAATCCGAAGCCTGGGAGGAGATGTTCGCGGCTTTCCGCAAAGGCGGAGCCAAGATCGTTTACGACACGGACGACGCCCAGGACATCATCCCGGACCATATCGTCAACCGGGAAGTTTACGACGAGACCAAAAAATCCTTTTTGACGCTCCTTCGGAACGCGGATCTGGTGACCACCACTACTCCGACGATCGCTGCCTATCTCCAGGCGAAAACCGACAAGACCGTCACGGTGATTCCAAATTGTTTGGATTTATCCCAGTTCCCGCCCCGGCAGCGCTCGGACACGCTAAGGATCGGCTTTGTGGGAAGTCCGTCACACAGTAAGGACCTCGCAATGGTCATCCCGGCCATCCGGCGGCTCAAAGCTAAATATGATTTCCAGTTTGTGGTGATGGGACTGCCTAACGATCTGGGTAAGTGGATACGGCCGGTCTCGGCCTGGGAATATCCCAAGAAGATTGCGGAGCTCGGACTCGACATTGCGCTGGCGCCGCTGGAAGACACGCTTTTTAATCGGAATAAGAGCTGCATCAAGTTTTACGAGATGGCCGCGGTCGGGACGCTTCTCATCGCTTCCAATGTTTCTCCGTATAAAGACGAGATGAAGCCGGAGTGGCGGACGGACAATGACAAGTGGTATAAAAAATTGGAAGAGCTGATTTTAAGTAAAGATCTCCGGGAAAAGATGCAGAAAGATCAGTCAGACTGGGTTCGGGAACACCGGGACATCGCCAAGGAATATGTCCGGTGGGAAAAAACCTATAAAAAAATAATTTAAAGAAATGCGGATAAATCTCGGCTGCCACAAGTGGAAATTGAAGGGGTTCGTGAATGTTGACATCGATCCCAGGGTTGAGCCGGATCTCCTGGCCGATACCGGAAAGCTGCCGATGCAGGATAACTCGGTGGATGAGATATACGCTGGTCACATGCTGGAACATTTCAAACTGCGGGAGGATCCTTTGAAAGAATGGCAGCGGGTCTTGAAGCCCGGCGGAGTGATCACCATTACGGTCCCGGATTTTGAAAAAGGCCTGGAAGAATACCGGGCCGGACGGATTGATCTCCATTGGCTCCATCAGATAGTTTTCGGGAGTGTCGAGTTCGGAGGGCATTGGCGGATCTATTCCAAAGATATTTTATTGGATGAGGTTAAAAAGTATTTTCCCGACGCGGAGATAATTGAGGACTGCGACTATCTGGTCGCTAAAGTAAAGTGGCAGACCATCGTGCGCGGGACGAAAAAGCAATGAGAATAATGTTTTATGCCGATTGGCCGCTGGCGCTCACTTATCTCGTACCGCTCTACAAGTTTATCAGAGAAAAGGAGCCGGACTGGGATTTGTTCTTTTACACCAATGATCCAAAGCTGGATCTCTCCGCGTTTCCTGGGGGGAGCCGAGAGTGCGACTTGGCCGTCGTCTGTGATGAATTATCAGCCTGCAAAGCAAAGCGGAAGATTTGTATCTTCCACGGCCTGGCCTCTAAGGCCCAGGCCTTCTCAACACTACGAAAAGGCGCACTGATCAGCTTTCCTGGTTGGCTGGCGGTCCCATCGGAGTTTTACCGGAACATCCTCCTGGCGCTCGGCGTGCCGGAAGATAAGATATTTGTAGCCGGACTCACCAAGCTCGACGGACTGCAAAGAAATATCCTCTACGCTCCGACGCATAATCCCCAGCTTTCCGCCATTCCAGTGATCAAGGACCGGATCTACGAACTCCCGAATGTGAAGGTGCATCTCCATCAATGGATCCGGACCCAGGAAAGACCGCATCAGCAATTATTCAGCAGTTACTATCCGGTGCATGAAGATCGGGAGGACATATTGGATCTCATCGACTGGGCGGATGTGGTGATCGGAGATTTTGGCAGCATTGTATTGGAAGCCATCGCGCTCGGCAAGCAAGCCATCCAGGTCGTCAATCCGGCGCACAAGGAATGGTATATCGATTTTCGGGGAATCAGCCAGGAAGAGATGCAGAAGTTGCCGGAGTTCGCTATCCCGAAAAAGTACGCGATCCGAGTGAAGTCATTTGACGAATTAAAAGATGCGCTCGGCGTAGTGGCCAACATCGGCAACGCCAGCGAAGTAATTTATAAAAAAATATGCTCATTGGCTGGTGCCCCCAAACAAACATAGACACGCTTAGAGAGCTCATCCGGAAGCACAAGATAAAAAGCGTCATCGAGGTTGGCTGTTTCGTCGGACTCTCCACGGTATTTTTCGCGGAGCAAGGCTGCAAGGTTTGGGCCATTGATACCTTCGACGCAGCCAAGCGAGAGAGATACTTGAACCCACAATATAAAAAGGTTGCCGAATTTCAATACAGAGTATTTCGTAAAAATACCCAGGCATTCAGAAATGTCATCCCGCTCGTCATGACCTCGGAAGAAGCGGCGTATCTCAATATCGAAGCGGATTTGGTGTATATCGATGCCTCGCACAATTACGAAGATGTGAAGAAGGATATCGCGCTCTGGTTGCCGAAAGCCAAAAAGATTTTATGCGGCGACGACTATACAGAGCGGTGGCCGGGGGTCAGGCAGGCGGTCGATGAGTGCGGACTGGAAATAAATAAAAATCAAAGAGTATGGTTCCACGAAAAGGAAAAATAATAATTACATCAAAAAATTTCAAAAGAGTTTTTGAAAAAGTAAAGGATAGGTTGGAATTGGTGGATAAAAAGGTAATCATCACATACGGAAGTTTCGATTTTCTGCACTACGGCCACATCCGACTGTTGAAGCGCGCCCGGGCAATGGGAGATTATTTGATCGTCGGATTGTCCACGGATAGATTCAACGCGCTGAAAGGAAAGAAATCTGTGCAAAATTATTGGCACCGGCGGGAATGTCTTGAAGCGCTCCGATATGTGGATAAGGTTATCCAAGAGCGGAACTGGAAACAAAAGAAAAACGATATCAAAAATTATAACGCGCAAATGGTGATGGGCTCCGACTGGAAAGGTAAGTTTGATGATTTGGGTTGTATCTATCTGCCCCGGACCAAAGGAATTTCAAGCACGATTTTAAAATCTAAATAACAATGCCGAAAAAGAAAACACCAAAAAAGAATAAATCGCCGAAAAAGAAAACACCAAAAAAGAATAAATCGCCGAAAAAGAAAACAGAAGTAATCCCACTGATTCCTAAAACTAAGGCACTCACGACTGACATCGCTGTTTTGGAGAAAGCTTTTGAGGGAGATAAGGAAATGGTTTTGTTTTTTTTATCATGGATGAAACACGACCGGAACGCGACTGCGGCCTACCTTGAACTGCACCCGGATGTCACCAAAGAATCGGCAGCAGTCATGGGCAGTTTAAAATTAAGAAATATTAAGATTGAAATAATCCTGGAATCGTACGGAATCGGTCCGGCCAAATATCTGGAGCAGTTAAAAGAGGGCTTGGAAGCTAACAGAAAACGAGCGGAAGTGATTGACCGGGACAAAAAAGGCGCTCCGATTTACGCCTATGTTGATGAGCCGGATCATAAGATCCGCCGCAAGTATCATGAGTCGCTCGGCAAGATGCTAGGATTTGAAAAACTGGAACAACCCAGCAACAACATGGCTGTCCAAATCAACAACCAAAATTTAATTGATAACACACCCGACGATGAACTCGACGATCTTATCGCGTGAGCAAAAATTGAAGATCCTGGAAGATAGAAAAGTCCAGTCCACTACGGACCCGGCCGCTTTTATCAATTTCTTTTGCAAGACTTTCGATCCAAAGCGCTCGCCGCATCATTTTAAATTCAAACTCTTCCCCCGCCAAGAGGAGATGGTGGCGGAGGTCAAGAAGCACATCGACGAGGGCCGGGATCTCTTTATCGAGAAAAGCCGGGAGGTCGGCGCGACTTATGGAGTTTTGGATGTAATCCTCTGGTTCTGGTTATATATCCCGGGATCCAACTTCCTGCTGGGATCCCGCAAGGAAGCCTATGTCGACAACACGCGCGGAGACGATGTTTCCAACAAAGAAGAATCTCTTTTCGGCAAGATCGAATACACGCTCAACCATCTGCCGAAATTCATGCTGCCGAAAGGTTTTGATTTCCGAAAGCACATCACCTACATGTCGCTCATCAATCCGGAGAACGGCAATGTAATCTCCGGCGAATCGTCCAATCCGCAGTTCTCCCGCGGCGGCCGGCACAAGGCGGTGCTGCTCGACGAGTTCGCCTTTTGGGATAACGACACCGCCGCCTGGGGAGCGACCGCTGACACGACCAATTGTCGGATCGTCATCACCACGCCCGGAATTAAGCCCGGCAAAGCCAAACGCTTGCGCTTTGGCGATGATGGCGAGGTGATTGACATTTTTACCTTTCACTACACTCAAGACCCGCGCAAAACGCAGGAATGGGTCACTCATGAGCGCTCCCGGCGTTCGGCCGAAGACTTCGCCCGGGAAATCGAGATCAACTGGGAGACCTCGGTGCAAGGCCGAGTCTATCCGGAGATCCAATATTTGAGCGTCGGCGAGTTCCCCTATAACGCGGAATGGCCGCTCTATGTCTCCTGGGACTTTGGTTTGGACGGCATGGCCATCCAGTGGTGGCAGAAAAACAAAATCAACGGCAAGTGGCGCCTCATCGAAGCCTATGAGAACAACGACAAGATCATTGATTATTTCTTTCCTTTCTTTCCAGGCTGTTCCATTGATTCCAAATTCGAATACATCAGCGAGGATCTGAAAGTCATCGGCGAGACCAAACAATTTAAAAAAGCCATCCACTTCGGCGATCCGGATGTGGCCAAGCGGTCCATCCAGACCGGCATCAGTACACGGCAAGTTTTGGAAAACATCGGAATCTATGTGCAGTCGAAACCCGAGGCCAATAAATTCAATATCCGCAAGGAAAATACCAAGCGTATGCTCCAAAATGGCATCGAGGTCAATAAAACCCGTGGGACGGACCAATGGCAGGAGTGTCTGAAAAATGCCCGCTTCCCGCAAAGAGGCGAAACCTCGCAGGCTGTAACAGCCATCAATCTACCGATCCATGACTGGACATCACACCATCGGACGGCCACGGAATACTTTGCGGTCAATCAAGCGGAGGAATCAGGCGGAGAGGATCGCTACAAGAAGTACGAGAATTTCCCCCAGCCGAAAGTCTACGACAAACGCGGTCATTTAATTTAATAATTAAAAAAAATGATAACACTCACCTACAGCGAAAAAAAAGACAAAATCGTGCTCTGGCGCAAAAAAGATTCCATCACATCTTTTAACCACCAGGAGTTCGGGCAGCTGGTCCGCGAAGTGATGCGGGTCATGCGCGAAGCGGATCCGCGCATCGAACGAAAGCGGCAGCGCAAAGCGGAGCGGGAGCAACTCATCAAACAGCTTAAGATTTTGCTGACGATAAAGCTGATTGATTTTAAGCGCTGGTTCAAAAGTATTTTTAAGAAGAAATCAAATGAGCAAGATGCCCCACACCTCGACTTATCAGGGGAAGCGAGTGATGATCCGTCTCAAAAGCGGTGAGCAGGTTGTTGGAAAATTCATGGGAAAAAAGAATCGCTATGTGATCCTGGACAAGTGGATAGTTCCGATCGCCATGATAAAATCTTTTTCAATTTATAAAAATAAAAACACATGATTGGTACCGAATGGGAAGAACAACAAAAAGATAAAATCCTGCAAAGAATAAATGACGAGCTGGAAAATTTGCAGTGGGGAGGCAGCTCAAAAAAACTCGCGATCAAAATAATTTTTGATGGTAAATTTAATATGCGTCCGATAAAAAGTTTTCAAAGCGACAAGGTGGAAGATACCCCAGGCGAGAGTGATGTTTCAAAGCCGCGCCCCATGATGTGCTACCAATAAAGGCTTAAAATAGACATATTTGACAAATTTTAGAGACCGTGCTATTATCAAGATACAATTTCGAGTGAAATACCTCAAACTGCCCTGGGCGAACGCCGTAGAGGGCTAAGGAATGTATGCTGAATTATTTTCGGCTAAATTCTTTAGCTCTTTTTTTGTTGCCAAAATTTTTAATTTATAAGCGCGCAAAAAACAAAAACCTTTCCCTCGCCGTTTTTTGCCATTCGCGTGAGGGTTTGGGTCAGCGAGCTTATGCTCGCTTACAAATTAAAAATCCATGGAGGACAACACTCAACTCAAAGACAACATTACCCAAAATTTCAACGAAGCAGAGAAGGCGAAAAAATCCGCCGTCTCTTCGGGGTTTGCCTGGGACGACCGCGAACAGCTTTTCTACGGGATTTATAAAAGCCCGGCGGAAGAACAGAAAGATAACAAGCCGCGCTCACTGTATTCCACCGGAGAACTACAGAGCCTAGTGCTTGATAGTGCTTGTCGGGTGATGGCCCAGATGGCGACCGGCCGATTCTACGGACTTGATGACAGCCAAATCCCCAAAGTGATTGCGGCCAATCTGGTTTATCACGAACACATCCTACCCAACGCCCGGACCGGCGGAGATTTTTTTACCAAGGCCCGGCAGGTCAACATCTATTCCAAGGTTTACGGAACGATGCCGGCCTTCATCGATTACATCGTTTCCAAAGAATACACCGGCCCAGATCTCATCCTTATCCATCCGCGCCGGTTTTATAACCAGCCAGGAAAATATTCCATCGCCGATATGGATTGGTGCTTTGTGGATGTGCCCATGACCAAGGCCTGGCTTGAGGCCCGCGCCAAATCCAATCCAGAAATATGGGACCCTAAAGTGATTGAAAGTTTGACTGAATCGGCGCCGGACCAATCTATACTCACGGAAGAGGAAAAGAAAGCGGCCACGGACCGGAAAGGCATCGTACTGCGCAACTACTTTACCCGGGAAGGGGACTGGACGCTTTATGATTCGGTTTCCAAAAAAGTAATCTTCGAGAAAAAAGATTTTTGGCCCGGCATTCCGATGGTCGAAAAAATGACCGTGCCAGTTCTCGACCGCTACTGGGGACTCTCTGACTACGAGCGGGGCGAGACGCCGCAAAAATCAATCGACGCCCTGGTCCGCAGATATCTGGCGGCCGTCGAAAAGTCCATCAATCCAACGACCGTAATGGATCCGGAGAATATGGTGATGTCTAGCGTCAATCCGGATAACCCCTACTGGTTCGCTAAGAACGGCAAGACCCAGGAACCCCGGGTGCTCGAAGTTTCTCCGCAAGGCCTCCAAACTTTCCCACTCGCTTACAATATTATGAAAGCCAATCTCTTGTCGCTGGGAGCGCAGACCGACACCGGAGTAGACAAAAACACGGATGTCGGCTTCGGCAAGACTCCGCAGGCCTTGAAGATGCAGGGCGCGAGAGAAGGCGCGCGCGATTCCTGGGACCGCTATATGCAGGAAAAATTCCTCGAAGACACGGCCAATATGATGATGAAAGTGGCCGCCAAGCGCGGAATGGACCAGGTGAAGATCCCCGGCATCCAAAAGGCGCTCGAAAAGATCAAGGCGGCTTATCCGGAAAAAGAATTAGCGCCTTTCCAGAATGGAATCATCGGCAAAGAATATCTGACCGAGCTCAATATACGCTACAAAGTGGATCCCGGGAGCACCGCCAAAAAGGACGACGCAGGTGAAAAATTGATGGGATTTTTGAAAACAGTTTCGGAAAGCAAAGATATTATGACCGCCCTCGCCGCCGACAACAAGAAAATCAACTGGGCGAAAGCCTTGAAAAGAGTGGCAATTGATAACGCCCTCCAGGACTGGGATGAAATAATCGTGGACGCGGGCAACCCCAATTCCGTCGCGGGAGTCGGTGATGAGGGCGGAACGATCATCCGGCCGGGAGAAACCGAGCCGGTGGTAACGAAGCCAGCCGAGCAGCTAATAACGACTCCGGCACCCGAAGAGGTTCCAGCAGTGTAATTAAAAAATCATGGACATAAACGAAATCGAAAATTTAAAAGACGCCATCGCGGAAGATGAAATAGAAAAAGCCAACAACGCGCTGGAAGAAGACGCGCTTTACGCTATGGCCGAGTCGGAAGGCTGGAAAGTTATGATGAAGAAATTTCGGAAGAAAATAAACTCGCTTCTCGCGCCCATTCCCCACGATGAGATTGTCGAAGTCAAAGACCTGGCTCTCATTGGAGCCATGGATATCGCTAGGACGCAAGCTATCAAGCATTTAGAAGAATTTGTAAGCCATGCCGAAAGCGTTAAAAAAGCCCGCCGGGCGATGATGGAAAAACAAAAAGGAACATTAAAAGAAGAAAAATAATTTTTAAACCGTTGTGCCCTCGTATAAGGGCAAAAATATATGGATGAGAAGAAACTCGCTCCGGAGGCAGGCGCATCTGATGCCCCCAAAGTCGACAACCCGCCAGCGGCGCCCGCTGAACAAAAAGAGGCGAAAGTTGAAGGGGAAAAAATTGACCCCAGGATTGTCGAGATCGTCGGCAAGGAAAAGATTCAGTCAGCTTTCGGCGACAAGCCGGAAGAGGACGGAAAACCTACCGAGGAGAAACCGGAAGAAAAGAAAGAGGAGGAGGCTCCGAAAGAAGAGCCAAAAAAGCCCGATCAAGAAAAACCGGAGGAGGAGAAAGCCCCGGAGCTTCCCAAAGTTCCGCCGCTCGAACCGAAACCGACCCGACTTGACCGGCGCCTGGCCAGCCGGTTTATCCGCAATCTTCATCTGGCAGGGGAGGAAAAAATCCCCACCGAAGAAGAAGTGCTGGCCGACCTGAAGAAATACTCGAAAGAGGAAAAGATTCAGGCTCTGCACTTCCATCTCCGCAAGGAGAAAGAGCTCCGCGGCGAAAAGCCCACGGATGAGCTCGAGGAAGATGACAAGGCGGCTATCCAAGAAGCCGATCGGGAAGCTATTCGTCAGGAGGTTCTCCAGGAGGAGCATGTGAAAGGCGTAGTGAAGGATTTCGTTGAATTCGTCAACGGACATCCGGAACTGGATGAGACCAAAAAGGAATTTAACCCTTTATTGGCCCAGGCAGTTGAAAAACTGACCTTCCCTTTCGGACCGGACGGCCCGATGGCCATGCCGATCAGCGAGGCCTTCGAAACGGTGACCGCGCAAATCGCGGCGGTCAAAGAGGAGCAAGCCAAGGAGGAGAAAAAAGCGAAAGATAAATCGCTTTCCGGCGTGCTCTCGGGAACGGGCGAAAGCCCAGCCCAGGAAAAAGTCCTGGACTGGCCAGAAGTGGAAAGGATCCAAAACGAGGATCCGGAGCTCTACCGGAAAATGCTGGCCGAAGGCAAATTCAAGCACCTAATGTAGGCGCTTGGAAGTAAAAAGTTAAAGTTAAAAATTTAATAAAAATAAAAACAAAGATATGGCTTATTTAGGAGCAACAACCACATCGGTCAAATACCAGACCAAAGCCCTCCAGAAGTTCTTCATGCGGTCGATGTATGTTGATGTGGTCAACAGTGATTTTGAGGCCCAGAATGTCGGGGACCCCAAAATGAAAAAGAGCGTCGACAAAAAATTCAAGGAGTTCGTGGTGACAACTCTTTCCGGCGGCGGATGGAAATCCACTGACGGCGTCAGCACCCTTTCGTACAGCCGGGTGACGGAAGTCATTTCCCGACTGATCATCAATACCTTCCTGGAAATCACGGACGAGATTCCTTCGGTTGATTCATTCGCGAGCGCTATTGATTCCCCGGACAGCGAAATAATCAACCAGGCCGGCAACGCCCTCTATGAGGAGATGGATCAAGCGATCCTCGACCTTTATGGCGATGCTGGATCGGGTAATTGGCTGGGAACGATCGAAGACTCCGGAACTTGCGCTGTAGCGGCGACGACCGGAGTAGTCACTGGATCCAGCACCGATTTTTCCTCGGATATGGTTGGAAAGCCTTTTAAAGCGACCGGTCATTCTGTCTGGTACCGGGTTAAAACCTACACTTCCGCGACGCAGATCACGATTGAAGACGACTCGGATGACAAAACTTCGGCTTACACTGGAGGCGTGATCAATGCGGGTGCCACATATCAAGTCCAGGCTGACAGCAAGCTGGCTATAACCAACGCCAACATCAAATACTACTTGGACACTTTGTCCGCCATGTTGGACACGGCCAAGATCCCGAACGACGGGAAAAGATGGCTGGCGCTGCCAGTGGCTGCCGCTAAACCGGTTCTTTTGGCCGCTTCACAGCTAGTTGCTGACATTGAAAGAGTGTACGACGAAAGAGTGGAAAAGGGATTGGTTGCCAAGTGCTCGGGATTCAACCTTTATTTCCTCCCGGATGCCTGGTTCACCGGCAATAACACGAGCGGATACTTCTGCCCAGGCGGACACAAATCTTTCATCACCGGCGCTTTCGGATTTTTGGAAAATATCGCGATCATCGAAGCGGACAAGAACCCGAACGGCCACAGCGATCTTATCAAGGGCCTCTTTGGTCATGGTGAGAAAGTCGCGGATGAAAGGCGAAAATCAGGTTGCGTTCTGTATGCTACCTTCGCTCTGGCGTCCTAATTTCCTTACAATTTTATATCTTTTTATCCTCACCAACTGGCTTGGTGGGGGACCAAAGGACATAAATAATAATTTTTAAACGCCATGGACCAAAGATCAAAAGAAATGTTAAAAGGGATCCTTGAAAAGGATATCCAAGCGCTGGATGAAAAAGATGTTGCTTTCCTCCGGGCCCGAAGAAGCTATTTGACCGCTTCCGAAGTGGAAAAATACGCCGCGGTGTTAGTCACTGCAGAGCGCCCCAAAGCGAATGAAAAGTCTCCGGTGGAAGTTCCCGAAGAGGTGGCCGAAGTAGCGCCGAAGAAAGTCAGAAAATACAAGAAAAAATAATTTGTCTATCACGAAAAAGGACTGCATTGGCAGTCCTCCTCGGGGCAGATAAAGAAAGTTATTTAAAAAGATTATAAATTCTCGCGGATCTCATCCCAGGTGACACCGCTATATTGCTCAATTTCCTTTAGAAGATAATAAAGGACATCCTTTCTTAAATCCGAATGAATTGTGATTGATTTTTGAGTCGACGGCCAGGTCACTTTATAGTGATCTCCGTCACCTCCGCTGCAATTCAATTCAAATCCGCAGCGGATCAGCGCGTTTATGAATTTATTCCGGCTGATATTTCCAGGAAGCTGACTACGCGATGGCATACTGTCGGTGCTCGTTCATGTTTTTGATAGCAGCCTCCTTGGAATAAGAAGATGGTATTTCGAACGAAGTTAGAATAGCATCCTTGATGTTTTTATCCAGTTCAACCAGGTCTTTTCCGTGAGTGACTATCGATCCGTATTTAAAATTAGTGCTGATACCGATTATTCGGCCGTCCTCATGTTTAAAATCAAAAGTGATCGGACCATGAAAGCGAAAATACCGGTTGATTTCAACCAGTCCATTAGGAACAAAGCCCTTTCCGTAGAAAGCTTTCAAAATATGGTCCCTAAAGCGTTTTCCGAGCGGCATAAAAATTTTGTTTAAAGAGTTTATTTAGTATTACAAAAGGATAGTCATTATATGCCAAAAAAAGGAGCCTGTCAAGTGATTAAAATATAGCACATTTATAAATTAAAAGCTAGTCAGATAAGTTCATTGAAAAAATTAAGGAAGTGTTTCGCAGGCGCTACCATCACTATCTCTATCAAGTCCATTAGGATCACCCGCTCCGGAAGCTTCAAAAAATTTTTGAGCCTCGCGATGGGTGGAGAAGTCGGTGCAATCATAATCGCCGGTGTCCACATAGGATCGTTCGGTGGAATAATCGCTATCTGGCTGCAAAGAACTAGACGAGGAGGATGTACCACTCGAACAGCCGGAAAGCAAAAAGACGGCTGAAAGTGAAATGATTGCAACATACAATTTCTTCATAGTCTTAGTTGAAGACATCTTCTCCTGAATTAAATAAATAAAGTAACGCCATCGATCCTATAGCTGCGGCTATTGCCTTTGCTGAATCAAAATATAATTGCCGCGCAAGGAGATCAAAAAGAGACATTCCTCCAAGCAATATGGCCAACCCAGTCAAACCATAAATAATTTCCTTTTTGTGCGATGGAGCAATTTTAGCCCCCCCATAAACAAAAAAGTATCCCGATATTCCTGAAGCCACTATTTCAATAATTTTAAAAAGAGGTGCGGTAGAATTTATCCCAATAATCCACCACGGAAGAGATAGAAACATCTTTGCCAAAATAAAAGAAACAATAAGACCGATAAGTGCGGCAGGCAGAATTCCGACCCACCTAAAAAAGTTTTTAAATTTAGAATTAACTGGTTTTTCTAAAATTATTTCGTCGCTGTAGTGTTCTGGCAAATTTTGTCCATTATACATATAAGTTATTTTAAAAAATTATTGAACGACAACCCCGATGATTTTTATATCATCCGGAGAAAGCCAGCCGTATTTTCTGGAATCGTAGGAGTAATCCTTATTATCGCCCTCCACCCAAAAATCACCGGATTCACTGATAGTCACAACACGCTTGATCAGGGTCTGCTCATCTCCGTTGTGGCACTTGGAAAAACAATCAAAAACAACCACATCGCCGACAGTTGGATTTTTCTTTAAAAAATTGACAATCACATTCTGGCCATCGTGATAGGCCGGTTCCATAGAGCGACCCTCGACGGGGATAATCAAAGACTGGCCATTGTTATCGAAAAACCAAAAGAACGCCTTTAAAAATCCAATGCCGGAAAAAAACAAAAGCAGCAAGGCGACAAGTACAAATAGAGTTCGTTTTAAATAGACATTCATGCGTTAAATTTAACAAATAATTATAGCGTAATCAAATAATTTTGTCAAGAGTGTTGCCCAAAATAGGCGATGCTCGAGACCAAAAACAAAAATATGCCAATACTAGGAAGAACTGGGGAATCTGTATCAAGGAGACTCTTTGGGAGGCCTGGATTACAGGAGGGGGGTAAAAACATTCTTGGAATTTTAAACCCCACAAATTTAAGTGCAAAAACTAGATGGGTTGATAGAGCAAAACAAGGTGCAGAAACCGCAGGTGGTTATTTTAAAAGTAGTCTTGGAAAAACAGCTCAAGCATATGAGGTCGACCCAAGCACTATTGATAAAATGAACCCTGGTAGTAGCAATCTTTTTCCAATTCCAAAAGACAAACCAAATGATCTTGATGCGCCAGCTAGGTCTAGTGGCGCATCTTCCAATGACCAAAAAATAATAAACTCTATCGGCCGCGGCTGGGACGACTCCGGCGAAGTGTTGGACGACACCAGCAAATCCCTAAAGAGTTCTAAAAATTACATTTCCAACCTGGCCAAGGTCCGGGACAAATACATTAGCGCCTTGGAAGGTTATAAAACCAAGACCGACGAAGCCATCGCCGGGAATAAGACGCTTATTGAGCGAAACCAAAAAACAGACTTGGAAGATCTGGCCGGCATGATGCGCAAAGACATGGATAACACCAATGTGATGCTCGGAGTCAAAGGAGCGAGCGGCGGCAGCGCCAGCAAGCAAGCCTCGCGGGCTCTTGCCCAAAAAGCAGGAAAAGAACGCTCCAAAACTCTGACCGGATACGGCGATGAGTTCTCCAAACAGAACCAGGAATCTAAAAAGGCTTTGGAAGAATACACTACCAAGAAAGCTCAATCATATGAATGGGAAAAAACTGAAAGAGCCAGAGCTCTTGAGGAATTTGATGCGCAGCAAAAAGCACTGGAAAGATTAGCTCGCAAGAAGGGTGGTTGGGAAGAAGAAGATATTAAAAATCTTAGTAGCAAAAACCTTGATAGTTTCATGGGCAGTATAAACGCCATTCAACAGCAAGCCGCCAGCTTCCGACAAAGATTAGCCGACAAGGCCTCTGAATACGGATTATCCGCCGACGAGCTGGAAAACGCCGCGGTGGAAGTGACTCCGCCCGCCGAACTAGATACACCAGTCTTTGATGAAACTATTGACTTCACCAACGGAGAACCCACTGAAGACTGGTTCAATCCGGATCCAAACAGCAAGAGAGTGATCAAGGGATATGACGCCCTAGGCAACCCGATCTACGAAGATGAAATTGTCCCGGCTCCGGTTGTGAAGCCTTTAGAGCTGATTCCGTCCGCCGCTTAACAAACCACTCCAGTTAAAGAAAAAGATTTAACGGGGTAAAAAACAAAAATAAAAAATGTCCCTCTTTGACTTTTATTCAAAAGCTAAAAAGAAACTTTATGACACTTTTGAGCCGGTAGAGCAAAAGGTCTCTTCCGGTTTGGGTCGTATGGCCCAGAGCGCGAAAAATTATCTCAATTCTCCAGCGCCCAAATGGATGCAAAGCACAATTGGTCGGTTGCCGGATGCTAATAAGACTTTCGCCCCGGTTGACAACTTCTTGAGCAATATCAACACCCGGCCACTATCTTCCCGGGCCAATTCGACCGTCGGCAAAATCGCCGGCGGTATTGTGGAAACTCCCTACACTTTTCTGACCGCGGTCCCGAAATTTTACGGACAGACGCGGAAAGAAATACTCTCGGGGGATCTCTTTAAACCGGGCGGAGTAAAACGAACGGCGGGCCGCGCCCTAGAAGCCGGACTCGACACGGCCGGCATGGGACTCTTCAGCAAGGCTAAAGGCGTCTATCAAGGAGTAAAGCCCCTGGTGAACGCCCGGACGATTGAAATGGTGGCTCCGGCTATCAAGGCCGCCGCCAAGGAGGGTATGAAGGTCGGCGCAAAATACGGTGCCGGCTATGGAGCAGCCGAGGGCTTAAAAGAAAATGATAAACCACTTGAGATAGTTAAAAAATCAGCGTCAGGCGCAGCCACCGGTGCTGTGGCGGGCGGGGTGCTGGGTGGTGGTATCGCATCACTAGGCGCGCTGAAAAAGGCCGCTACGCACGATTTTGGGCTCCGAAAAGGCAAGAAATTCGGCCAACCCGATATTTTACCCGAACGGACGGTCGAAACTAATAAAAGACCAGCTTATAGCGGTAACGGATATTATTACACCCCGAAAAAGCTCCCAGCGCAGGAAATCAATCCGAATATTCCTTTGATGGGCAAAACCTTGGGTCAGGTTGCCGACGCACTGCCCAATCCCGGACTGACCATCAAGGACACTTCCAAAATTGCCGCCAAGCGCGCCAAAGCTAAAGAGATCGTCGCGAAACAGATCTCCAATCAAAAAACCGGAGCGGCTAAGGCCGAGCCGGGATTTGTGGCGCCACAAGCGGTAAAAAAACCAGATTTTCCGGATATCAAAGACTTTTTAAAAGGATCTCCAGCGCCCAAAAAAATAGAGCCGCCATTTAAGGGAAATATTCCATTTGAAAAAGAGTTCCCTGGTCCAAGCGCGAAGGATAAAAAAATGGCCAAGGCATTGGGACTCCCGGAAGAAAAAATTCCTTTCAATACAAACTATAACCGTTGGCAAAAAGAAGCTTATAACAAAGCCGGGGAGCGGATCAAAAGTATCGGCGAAGTGGTGAAATATCCGCGCGAGCTCACGGCCGGAGGATTCACGAAAAAACAAATCGAAATGATGGGCCCGAAAGACGCGGCCACTCGCGCCGAACTTTTAAAACTGGGCTATCCGAAAGAGGTGGTGGCCAAGATGGACGCCGTGAGCGCCAAAGGACTCCTCGACAATAATGTGGCGGCAGACAAAGTGCCGGAGCACATCTTGAACCGCTACATGAAAAATAATCAGGACAACGCGCGGCGCTATGTCAAAGAGGATATCCAAAAAGCGGCCGGCGAGGCGCAGTACGCGGCGGAAACCAATAAAAAAGAATTCAACGATATTTTCGATCGGTGGATCGGCGAAAGAAACTCCGCGAAAACTTCCGGGATGGAGCTCGGCGCCAAATATAAAGAAATTCCGAAAGAGTTGGGCTGGGATGTCATTGAAAGTTTGGAGCATCCGGATGAGCGTGCTCCGGAGAATGTGAAATTTATCGGCGGGATGATCCGCGAGCAACTGGACCGGATCCATGAGACGGCCGGTCAGATGGGCATGAAGGTCGGCTACTGGTGGGATTATTTCCCGCACATTTGGAAAGAATCGCCCGAGCAGATTCAAGAGATGATCAAGGGGGCGGGCGGTAAATTCAAATTTGCCAACGCCCGGGAGATCCCGACTTACCGCGAAGGCATCAATATGGGCCTCACGCCGAAATATAATCATCCAGCGCCGGTCCTGGCGGAATACATGCAGTCCCTCAAAAAGACCGAAGCTAATTTGAAACTTTTAAACGGACTGAAAAATAAAGGATTCGTTGTAGACGCGGTCGTGGCCCAAGGTCAACCCGGATTTTCCCCGATCATCGGACAAGGCTTTCCTAAATCAACGAGCCTCGGGCCGGACGGCGAAAAAATCATCGGAGATTACTACGCACCAACCGACATCGCCAATAAGATAAACCAAATATTTTCTCCGGTGGATAATGGAATTCCCGGAGAAGCTCTTAGTTTTGGAGCCAAAGCATCCGGAGTTTTACAGGATTTGACGCTGTCTGGTGGTATTCCCAAAACTCCCATCAACGCCTGGACTTTTGCGCAAACGACCAAGGAGGTTTTATCCGGCCGGATCAAGTCTCCAATCCTCAGTCTTTTCCGTGCGGCCTCCAATAAATTTTCCAATAAATTTTTTGAAGGCAATTCGGGACAGATCAAAAAAATGCAGGAGCTCGGGATCCCGATGGAAAATTCTTGGAATATTGCCAGTCTTATGGACGAGGGATTTGTTAAAAACGCTTTTACCGGAATAGAAGATGGGGCCTGGAACGCGACTAAAAGCGCCTGGCACAAAACAGTGAATGAGCCGACCTTCAAGCGCTTCATGCCGATGCTCCAAATCAACCTTTTTAATGACATCGAGCGCAAAGCCATTGAGGCTGGCAGATCAGCGAATGAAGCGTCCCAGATCGCGGCCAAGGCTGTCCGCAATTTCTACGGCGTGACTTCAGCCGGTGCTTCGGCCAGACGGTCCAAACTCGGCAAGGATATAGCCGGAACATTTCTATTTGCTCCGCGCTACCGAGAATCGATGATCAATTTTTGGGTCAATAATGTCAAAGCTTTCAGCCCGGTGACCATGGAAAAGGGCGCTAAGTGGTATAAGCCGGAACTGGGACTGACCAATCCGCTTTCTAAAACGAATCGCTTGGAAAATGGAACCAACCTTAAATTTTTAGCCGGGGCGACCCTGCTTTATGGAATGTTTGACGCTGCCAATTATGCTCTGACCGGTCGGCGCATGAAAGATAACCCAAAAGGCAAGGAGGATAAACTGCTAATCCCGGTGGGTGACGGGAGGGTTATTGGCGTTCCATTTTTATCTTCCATCGCTACGATGCCGCGGATGGCCTACCGGGTCGGCAAAGATTTGGCCGGTGGGGATTTTGAACAAGCCGGGAAAGATTTTTCCCAAGGCACGCTTTCGATGGGCGTTAAACCGCTTTTCGATGTTTGGTCCAATGAAGATTATTTCGGCAATGAAATCTATGACAAAAACGGAGAGCCGTCGGAAAAATTCAAGGCGACGGCTAATTATCTTTTCAAACAATACGGCCTCGCACATCCATATTTGAAAACTCTCGCCAGCACCGAGACGGGGAATGAGATCCTGAATAAAATCGGGCTGGGCGTGGATAATTTTAAACCAAAACCCGGATATCAACTTCTTTCCGAGGCTATCGAGTCGCCGCTTAGATTTTACGATCAGGATAAGATCGCCAGCGGTGAGTTTTGGGACAAGAAAACCGAAGCGGAGCTGACGCACAATAAATTCCGAGAGTTGGCCAAAACTGACGAAGGAAGAGCCAATGAGTATTACGCACAACACAAAGAAATGATCGATGCTTATCCGCAGCTCAATGATATGGCCGGGATGTATTCAAAATTAAAAAAGCAAGGACTCAAAGACGAGTTTGGCGGCATTACCAAAAACCTCGGCTTTGGACTAATTCAAAATGCCCGGGCGGAAGGCAACACTGATTTGAAAGAGACTCCGGGCATGAGCAGCGGAGCATCAGGAATCCTTAGAAATTTTGAAATCGAAAAGAAAAAAGAAGAGCTGAAAAATTCCGACCAAAATTTTATGGATCTCGGAGACACCGTGCTTCGCAAAGCCGAAGATGGAACGGTCCATCAGATGAGAAAAACCAGCTTCCAGGCGAGCATCCTGCAGCAAAGATTGGAAAGTCAAAAAAGAAACGAGGATTTAAAGGGATGGTTTATCACCGCCGAGACAAAATTAAAACTAATGGGCGAGATGTTGAACGACCCGAGCATTGATGAGTTGGATAAAATGACCATCCAAAACGATATCGACACGCTGAACGCCAGCTATCAAAAATACAAGGGCTACAACGGATTTTTAAAAGGCCGAAAGGCGGCCAAACTCGAGGAAAAATTCCGCTACCCCTTGGTAGATCCGGACTTTGTGAAGATCCAGTCGCTTCTTCTAGGACTCGGTTCTAAAAAGCCGATCTTGAGCCGCCGCGCGCCGACTCTCGTCCGAAGAAGACTGCCGGTCGTCCGCCGGTCCCGGAGAAGAAGATAAATAATTTTTTATAAAACCATGACTATATCTGAAATTTTACAAAGAGTCCATCGCAAATTCGCCAAGGATACTGATTACCCGGACGCGGGGAGCGAGGATCTCCTGGTGCGGCTCGACCACGCTGACGACGCCGTTTCCGAGTGGGAGGATTGCGTCCATGAAGGCTACAACTGGAAAGAGCTTTTGGTCCCGACTTATGCTTTCGCGTTTGGCGGAACCGGAACCGACGCGCTGCCGGGGAATTTTTTGTCTTTCATCCGGCCGTTCAACCACGCTTCAGAACTCCAGATTGGGTCCACTGTCTATGTTGAGGTCAAATCGGCCGACGGCGAGCGGATGGCCCAGCAAGAACTGGTGCCGTATGTGTTTTGGATAGAAGGATCCAACATTCGGACTCTCCCGGCTGCCAGCGGCACGGAAAACCTGCCATACCTCAAGAAAGCCACCCGCTACACCACCGGAGCCGAAACGGACGAGCCGGAAATGGAAAACCACAAATTTATCGAGGACTATGTGACGGCCAAAGTATATTTGGATAACGCCGACGATATGCTCTATCAGTCGTTCATGAATTCGGCCCAGGAAAAATTGCAGCGGATGAAATATAACGCGTTAAGTTAAATTTTTTATGAAGGTACTCCCAGTAAGAGGCTCAAGAACTAAAACGCCCTGGAGACTGGTCATTGACGAGTTCAAGGGTCTGGCATCGTTACTCGACGATGTGATTTTAGGCGCCAAATTTGCCAAGGAAGCCTTGAACCTCATCCTGGTCCAGGATGGACGCTGGAAGACCCGCTGGGGTACGGCTTATTACGGATCGGCGCTGCCGGCCAATTTCGTGGCTTGCGGGATCTATGAAGCGGCGGACGGAACGCAGGAAAAAATTGCCATCGGCGCGGACGGCAAAGCGTATAAAAGCGAAGACCAGGGAGCCTGGAGTGAGATTACCGGCGCGACTTTTACGACCTCGGCCACCGATTATAATTTCTGCCAATCAGTCAATCAGCTTTACATTTCCAACGGCGTCGACAAGCTGACCCGCTACGACGGTACTAATCTTTTGCGCTACACCTCGCTCGACGCGCCCGCTAATCTGGCTGGTGTAAAAAATGTGCTGACCGCCGGAGATTACCATAATTATTACAAAGTGACGGCGCTCAACGCGGTCGGTGAAACCGAAGGCAGCGCGGAGATCGATGTCGCCACCAACAAGCCGAGAAATTCCTGGATCGTCGCCTCCAATGAAAGAATTGATCTATCCTGGGACGCGGTGGCCGGGGCCACTCGCTATCAGATTTATTATTCCGACGAATCCGGTAAAGAATTGCTGCTGGCCGAAACCTCCACGACCGATGTGACTTTCAACGACGACGGGACCAGCATCCAAAATCCTTTTTTCACCTGCCCGGTGGATGACACGACTGGCGCCCCGGCTTTCAAGATGGTGGCCGAATCCGGGTCAAGGCTCTGGGGAATCACCGACGAAGTTATCTATTGGTCCGGCGTGGGTGATTACCTCGGAATATTTTCTGATTTTTACGGCGGCGGCTGGCAGCCTTTGATGGGCGGGTCCGGCGAGAAGCTGGAATGGATTGGCCATTTCCGCTCGGGGAAAGGCGACTCTATCGCAACCGCCCTCACAAGGAACAAGGCCGGGGTCGGTTCCATCTGGCAAATCCCGCTCGAAGCAGTGACCATTGCCGACACCATGATCATCGTCCCAAATCCTTCGCGGCTTCCCGGTCCGATCGGAACGGTAGCGCCGCTCGGCGTGGTGAGCGCCAATGACGCTTTGTATATTCCGAACAGCCGCGGCATCTTTTCGCTCAACAATAAAGTCAATGTGCAAAATATTTTATCGACCGGCGAACTCTCCGGCAACATCCGTCCTTCTTTCCGTGGATTGCAAGACATTGAAAACATCGCCGGGATCTGGTACGACTCCAAAATTATTTTTACCGCGTCGGAAGGCGGCAGCGGCAACGACATTATGTTTGGACTCGATACGGAGCTCAACGAATGGTTTTGGAAATGGTCGATCGGTTTCAAGGCCTTTCTGGAAGTGACGGAATCCTCCGGCATCACCAAATTGATCGGCATCCCGAACGCCGGCACGCAGCTCATCGAAATTTCCAAAAACATTAAAGGGGATCTCGGCCAGCCATTCTATCAGTCCTGGATCTCCGGACTCATCCCGATCTCGGAAGATTCCACCGTCTTCGCCAATGTGCAGGAGGCGCTGGTGGAACTGGGGCGGCCGGCCGGCACGATCTATTTTGAAGTCTTGGGGTTGGAACAGAAGCGCGGATTTTCTTCGATCGCCACCAAACAGATCACTGACACTTTGCAGGCCATCGAATTCTGGACAGGCGACTTGGGCGAAATAACTCTCCTTGACGAAGAGGATTCTCCGGTTACCTTTAACCAGGCCTCGGTTCCGAAAGCCAAGCGGGTCGGGAAAAGGCTCCGCGCCATCCAGTTCCATATCTACTCCTCGGCCGCCGAAGCGGATTTTACCATTTTGAAAGTCCAGGCCAAGGGAGTGATCGAAAAACTAAGAACGCCTTCTAATTTTTTCAAATAAATAATTAAAACCAAAACAAATCTATGACCGCTCAAAACACTGATAAATTTTTAAAAGTTGCTCCCAACACCGGCTGGCAACTGGATCCGTCCGGCATCTCCGACGCGTCGGTGGATAATTTCACGCTGGTCTCGGCATCAGGACTCCCGACCGACACGGCGGTCCTGGTCACTATCGACCGGGTGGATTCCGGAGGCAATAAGACGCCCGCCAAGATGGAAAGGATCCTCGGCGTAGTCGATGGAGACGACATCGTGAGCTGCCTCCGCGGAGTGGAAGGCACGGCGCAAGCCCACGCCGGCGGCGCCGTGGTCGAGATCGTCATTTCAGCCAGCAACTTCAATAAATGGGTGGACGCGCTCATCGCTGAACACAAACAGAGCGGAATCCATAAAGGGCCGGTGGCGGTCGAATACGAACCCGAGGCGGCCGGAACCGCCACGCTCGATCTCGACGCTTCCAATCGCAACCAAATCACCATGCCGGCCGGCAACATCACCATCGCGCTCGAAAACGAAGCAGTCGGCCAGGTGTTTCTCGTAGAAATCACCCAGGACGGAGTCGGCGGCCGGACCGTCACTTGGTTTTCGACCATCCGCTGGGTGGACGGACTAGTACCGGTTCTTTCGACCGGAGCCAGCAAGCGGGATGTTTTCGGTTTCATCGTGACCGCGTCTGGGACCTACGACGGATTTATTGTCGGACAAAATATTTAATTTATGATCATCAAAAACGGCATCATTTTTATCTGGACAGGCACGCACGCGAACATCCCGACAGGATGGTCGCGCGTGACTGATATGGATGACAAATATGCCAAAGGAACGGCGGCTTCAACTAATCCAAACACAACCGGCGGAGCGGCGACTCATACACACACCTCGTCCGCCCACACCCACACGCTAAACGCCCATACGCACACCATTACAGTCGGAGCGGGGTCGGGCGGAGGCACGGCGACGGATGCCTCCACGGATGGAGCTGTAAAAACCCATACCCACGCCAATTTTACTTCCGGGGCGAAAGCAGGGGACTCGGTCAGTTCGGAAGCGGCTACTTATGGAGCGTGTTCCAATAATCCGCTCTATCACAAGGTCATTTTTGTGACGCCGACTACCTATGTCCGGACGCTCCCGGCCGGCATTGTGGCTCTGGCGGATGCCGGAGCTTTAGGCGTTGACCTCTCGCAACTTTTGACTGTTGCTTTTAAAAATGGAAACTTTGAAGATATTCCGTCTTTCGTTGCGGCACAAACAGGAAACGGCTGGATTGACGGAACTGCCTCCGGCTCTGCAACAAATGACCGATATGGCTGGAGAAAATATTCGTCTTCGGCTTCAAACTTGGCTCAATTCGATACCTCAATAAAACATGGTGGCGCGGCGGCGCTCAAAATTTCCAATATAGGTGGAGTCAATTCTTATAATTGGGTCGGGACTGACCCGAATGTAGCCGTCGGACCTCCGACAGTGACTACATTGCAAAAATATGGGATACCGATTAAGCCAAACACCGCTTATAAAATAACTTTTTGGTGGCGAGGAAGTGGGTTGGCGAATAATCAGGCGTCTATTTTATTTAATACACGAAATCTTTCGGGTGGCTTAGTGGACAGCCCGTCGGTGACAGGAACGCCCACAGACTGGGAAGAAAAGACTCTTACCTTTACCAGCGGAGCTACCGCCGCATTCCTTGTTGTGGCAGCGTTTAAAAATGGATACATCGGACTGACTTCCAATGCCGGGGATTTATGGATAGATGATATAGCATTTAAAAAAGCGGACGATGTAGCGGTCGAAGGTGCAATTTTGATTGGAGCAAATACTGTCAACAAAAAAATTGCTCAACAATTTGTACCTAGCCGGCCAAATCTCCAAGGAATAAAATTAAAGAAATTTTACGATTACGGCTCATTTACGGGAGATGTGGTCGTGTCAATTGTGGCTGATAATTCGGACGCTCCGACCGGGGCGACTGTCGCCACCAAAACAATCACTAACGCCGATTGGCTGGCCCTTTCAAGTTCTGAAGAGTCTTACATAGAGTTACCAGCATCCGTTACTCCAGCATCCAAATACTGGATAATTTTTGCACCCTCAACTACTTCGGATACCAACTTGACTTCTATCGTATCCGATAATAATTTTCCTTACGCCGGGGGCCTAAGCGCCGACTGGAACGGCTCGGCCTGGGCCAATCGATATAAGGATCTTTATTTTAAAACAATTTACACTATTCCGGCTCTTAATAATTTCAAAATTTGCGACGGCATTGACAGTACGCCCGCCCTGGCCAATAAATTTTTGCTTGGAGCGGGGACTGGAGCGGATGCCGGCGCGACCGGCGGGTCAAATCAAAATACGCACGCCTTGTCGCATGCCCATACCACATCGCATACGCACGCTTCGGCTACGAGCGGTAACGCATCAGGCACGGTGGACCGTAGTCCTGATACCGGCGGGCCAATCACGATGCAGGCACACACCCACGCCATCGCTCTCCCAGCCGCCACGCCTTCCACCACGGACGATGTTTCGCTGGTTACGGCGGAAACCGACATCGAACCGGCCTACACGAAACTTTTGGCGATTCAAAACGCGGCCGTGCAAAGAGCGCCGCTTACCATCATCGCTCTCTGGCTCGGCACGCTGGCCACCATCCCAAAAGGTTGGATCCTTTGCGACGGATCGGGCGGCACGGTTGATATGCGGGATCGACATTTGAAGATCACGGCCACCGCCAGCGAAGTCGGAGCGACCGGCGGCAGCAATACCCACACTCACGCCTCGCAAAACCACGGGCACACGGTCGCTCATACTCACAGCACCAGCAAAGACCATGTCGGGATTACGGCTTATGCCTCGGATAACTCGGGCTTGACTGCCTGCACTACAGCGACCGCTCATGCCATCACGACCGATTCCGTGAATCTCGTTTTGGCTGACTCCGCCACCGCCGCCGCCAGTTCCAATAACGAGCCACCTTACCGGACAGTCGCTTTCATCAAGCTGAAAAGCTATTTGAGCACGGCTTTTCTCATGAGTTTTATTCACTAATTATTTTTCAATAAAAATAAAATGCAAAGCTACGAATATATCTTAATTGCTCTTTCAGTCGGACAATTTTTAGCCATGATCATCGGCGGGTATTTGTTTTTACAAAAACCGAGCTTTGAAGCCAAGAAGAAGGCGGAGGACGCGGCGGACAATCTTGAAAACATGAAAACGAGCTGCCAATACAAGCACACCCGGATCGATGAAATTTTCGAGGAGATAAAAGCCAGCCTGGCTGGGATAGAAAAAACTTTTTGGAAGCTTCAAGAAAATGAATTTAAGCATATCGAGGAAAATTCCCGGTCAGTCAGCGAGCGCATGGCCAAGATGGAAGGTCAAAACGATATTATCATCACACTGATGAAAGATATTTTAAATAGAAAATAGTTCTTTTACAAGGAGGTGAGCCGTGTATTGGTGCCAAAAAAAGCAGAAGCTGATTTCCAAGAAACGGGCTATCAAAAAATGCATCGGCATCAACCTCAAAAAGCGGGGACGCATTTGCCCCGAATTCAAGGAGACCAACGATGCACACTTTCAGACATCTCGGAATATTTGAGCAAGACCACAAGCTGTATCAGCAATTTATCTGTATCACTTGCGGGAAAACTCTTACCAAACTGGACTGGGAGGAGGTGTCCGATGAAGAAGTGGCGGCAGGCGATTGTCAGTCTCACCGCAGTCCTGTGCTTGATTGCGTTCGTCCCCAAGAAAAATTTTCAGAAAAACCCGGCAGCGTTTATCCAGGTGTTTACGGAGATCTGGAAAAAGAATCATCCGGGTCAGAAAAACCCAACCGTCACCATCGGAGGAAACAAAAAGCAGGTGGTCATCATCATTGACCAGCCTAAAAAGGAGGTGTGAGGTGAAGGAAGTAATTACCATCACATTTGACGCAGCAACCGGAGAGGTGGAAATCGTCAACGGGGCCAGGACATTCATCGCGGACGGCTTCGCGGTCTTCGCGGGAAATCCCCAGGAAACCTATCTGACCGCTTGGGGGTATTACGACTCCATCGGCAACGCTTTCAAAGTCGGAGCCACCGATCCGCGGCAAGCAGAACTCTACAAGGAATTCAAGCACCGGCGGGAAATTACCGCCGAGGAAGCGGTGGAACGGTTTGAATCTGACTGCGATTGTTCCGGAGATGGAGGGCATCACTGCAATGTCATCCAATTTCCCGGCAGCAAAAAAATCCATTAAGGAGGTGCCAAGTGCCAAGGATCAGAGTGATCTGCGCGGTCTGCCACCGGCTCGTCGGCTGCATCCAGCGCGATCTGGACTTCACCCGGCGGAACTCCGCAGCGTGCGACGAGTGCCGTAATCCGACGGCCTGCCCGCCGTCGAAAGAAGGGATGAATGAATCCACGATCTGCGAGGAGTGCATCGACGATCTCGACTCGGCATTCCAAAACAAAAATGCCGCCGACAAGGCGGTGTAAGCGGGAGGGCGGTAACTGACACAATCAGCCAACGCCTTCCCACAAATTTTATTTAAAAAAAGTTATTGTTTGGCGCCAGGAGCGCGGTGAGAAGTTCCGCTGTCTGGCATTTATATAATCAAGTACCCATAATCAATTAAAATATTTCACTATGGGAAATATCACGCGAAAGGTTTTGGACGGGGAGTACAATCACCATCTCAAAACCATCAAGAAAAAAGCGGTCAAAGCCGCTCTCAAAAAATTGAATACGCTGGATCTGGTGGATGTCTTCTGCGCAATGGCAGCTGGCTACGCCCTGGCGGTGGCAACCTGGATGATTTTTGTCGATCAGGTCTGCCGGTAATCATTAAATTTAATTTATTGAGTATCAATAAAATTGTGCTCTTTCTGATCTGCATGATGCTGGCGGTCGCGATGTTTGTCTATTTCTTCCTGGTCGGCGTGAAGACGGCCATTGGGAGGATCCAGCCAAGAGCCGTAAATAACGCCTATCAAAATTGGAAATAAAATTATGAGATTTCATCGTTACGGACACTTAGAAGGAATAAAATTAAAAGTTGGAGATCTGGTCTCCGGGGGGCAGCTGATCGCCAAAAACGGGACCGGAAACGGCCAATGGTTGGCTCATTGTCATTATGATATCTTGACTTATCGGCCGGCCAAGTGGACGGAATATTGCATCGGTAAATCCAAAGAGTGGGTTATAGCTCATTACGCCGATCCGCGCGGAGAAGAAAAAAAGATCATGCCGACCTTTGACCATCTGGGCCTTGGATGGCTGGAGTATTGGGATTATGACAGCCAATCAAAAAAGACGATCGGAGCAAAAAGTCCCTGCTTCCATCCTGGGATAGATCTCAACGGAAAGGGGAGTGGCAACGCCGATCTGGATGATCCGATTTACTCCCGATGTTATGGAAGGGTGGTTTATGTATATAGCGGGACTGACAAAAATGACGGCTGGGGAGATTTGGTCGTGATTGAAGAAATTGCCCTTGCTCCGGTTCCTCCCGAAGAAAAACCGAACCTGCCGGAAGAGCCGAAGCAGGACGAGGTGGTCCCGATTCCGGTGACGGTCGAGACTCCGCCGGTCCCGGCTGAAGAGGTTCCAGCAGCGCCGGATTATCATGATCACATGGATCCGAAAAATCAGTTGCTGCAGCTCGTCGGCGATTTGCTAAATTTAATAATCAATTTAATTTCAAAATTATGGAAAAAATAAAAGAGATCCTCCTGGGTAAGACGGCCAAGCGGTTTTATTGGACCGTAGCCGGCGCGGTGGTGGCCGTGACAGGCACGATGCTGGCCGGCATCCGAGTTCCGTCCAAGATTGTAACCGTTAACGACCTGCTGAAAGTTCTGTTTGTGGGCGTCTCGATCGCCTTGGTCACCGGGTTAAGCAAGGAGATCAACAATCGAATTTCCGGGAAATAAAAAAGAGTCCCCCTCGCGTTATTTTAAGGCGTATAAGTGGGACTCTTTTTTTATTGACAAAATAATGTCTTTGTGCTAGGCTATGCCGTTAATCTTAATTTCTGCCGTCTGGTACCGGCGGGAGTTCAGTAAATACGCTTTCTGGTGTATATTATTTATAGCTCCCTCGCGTACCAGCGGGGGAGCTATTTTTTTATGCGTGTGAAACAATATCTGGAATGGAAAGCGACCTACGCTCCGCGGGCCAGCGTCAATTACCGGATCTGGCTCGACCGGTTCCGGTCCGTCACCGGCAAAGATGTGGAGACGGCCGGAGTCGGCGACATCGTGGAGTTCCGCAAGTATCTGGACGGCAATTACCAGCCTAAGTCCACGGAGCTCGCCATGGTGGTCGTCAAAAATTATTTCAAGTTCTGGAAGCTCTCGGGACTCAATTGCATCTCGCCGGAGCTGGTCCGGGTACCGCGCTGCGTGGCCAATTCCTATCAGGCCATCAGCTTTGAGGAATATTGCTCGATCTTGAGTTTTATCCATCCGACCAATTTCTGGGATCTCCAGAAGCTGGTCATTATTCGGCTGCTTTATGAGACGGGGATGCGGGTGTCGGAACTTTGCGACCTCAATGTCTCCGACATCGATCCGGCCAGGATGGATACGATGATCCGGACTAAAAAGACGGCACACCTGCGAAAGATCTTTTGGAGTGTGGAAACGCAT